TCAAAACATAAACGTTTTAGGATGTCAGACATTGGCAGACTAGAGAAAAGACTTGAACAGGTTGAATATTATACTGCACTTTCTCTTCTTGAGCAGGACACATCAAATTTACAAATTACAGATGCAAACGGTTTAAATCGATTTAAATCTGGATTTTTTGTGGATAATTTTAAGAAACACGAAGCTCATCAAATCGGGCATCCAGATTTTTCTGCAAGTATAGATGCAGCAAATGGATATTTAAGACCAGGCCATTACACAACTTGTTTAGATTTAGTTGTGGGTTCAAAATCATTAATTGGAATTGGTCAGGCTGCAAATCCAGCATTAGATGTTAATTTTGTAACTGATCTTGATGGTACAAATGTTAGAAAAACAGGTAGACTTTTAACTTTAGATTATACAGAAACAGTATTTGTAGAACAAATTTATGCATCAAGAACTGAAAATGTTCAACCTTATCTAATTGTATTTTATCAAGGAAATATTAAATTAACTCCAGACTCAGATACTTGGACAGATACAAAAAGACTTAGTGCAAATTTAATTAATGAAACTGGAGCATATGATGCTGCAGTTTCTGATTTGGGAATTAATGTTCAAACTGGATTCAGTGAGGTTGATTGGGCTGGATGGCAAACAGATTTTATTGGTGAAACAGTTAAAGATACATTTACCGAATCAAATCAAACTAACTTAGGTACATTAACTATTTCAGAAGCTAATAACGTAGCTGTACAACAAAATTTAACAAACACCATTCCTCAACAAGGTTCAAATTTTTCAGGTGACGACCTTATTAATGATACCGCAATTGTTACCAATACAACATTTCAAGATGTTGAAGTGGGTACGCATTCATCAAGACAAGGTGTTCAATATAATGTTAAACCAGTTGTTACATCGACATCGTTAGGAGATAAGATTGTAAGTCGTGATATTATTCCTTTCATGAGAGCTAGGAATATTGAAATTGTGACTACTCGCATGAAACCTAAGACACGTTTTTATGCGTTTTTTGATAATATTGATGTTACAAAATTTACAACACCAAAACTACTTGAAATTGAAATGATAAGTGGTGTTTTTCAAGCTGGAGAAACAGTTCAAGCTCCTTGCGAATTAAGAACTACATTTTCATTTAGACTTGCTGCAGCCAATCATAAAGAGGGGCCATATAATGCGCCAACAAAAACACTTACTTTAAATCCATATACACCAGCAGCTGGCATTCCAGATTCATATTCAACTTCATCTACAATTTTAAATATAGACACGTTTAGTCTTGCAAATCAAGTTCAAGGTGAATTTTTTGGAAAGGCTCACAAAGGTGTTCATCTTGTTGGACAAACAAGTGGGGCTGAATGTAAAGTAAAAGATGTCAGATTAATTAGTGATTCCATTGGAACATTAACTGCTTGTTTTAATATACCAGATCCGAATGTTGATGCAAATCCTAGATTTGAAACTGGTACAAAAACTATTAGATTAACCACAAGTCCAGTAAACGCAACTCGTGGTGGATCAGTCACAGGAGTAGCTGAAGCTAATTTTGCGGCTGCTGGTTCACTAGAGACACAACAAGAAACTATTTTAAGCACTAAAGTTCCACAAATTGAAAGGATAAATCAAGAACAAAGAAGAGTTATTAATAATAGAATTACAAGACAAGTTTCTACTAACCAAGCACTCACAGGTATCAGAAATGTTGTTGAAACACAAATACAAATTGAAACACAAATAGAAGAAGTTGAAGTAATTAGAGAGGTAGAAGTAGAAGTAATTAGAGAAGTAGAGGTTGAAAGAGAAGTGATTAGAGAAGTTGAAGTTGAAAAAGAGGTATTTGTAGATCGAGAGGTATTTGTGGATCGATTTATTGAAGTTCCATCGGAACCAATAATTCGTTTTGTAGATCGATTTATTCCAATAGAACCAGAATCAACTGATGTGGGTATTTTTCAAGCGGATCCAGAACCAGTAGTAGCAGTAGAAATACCAGAAGAAGAACCAGATTTTGATGATGACGATGACGAATTTGCCGAAAATTGGGATGGTGATCAGGATGAAGATGATGATCCATTGGGACAAACATTTACCGTTAATGATAGCAGTGGTGTTTTCATTACTTCGGTTGACTGTTTCTTCCAAACAAAAGATGAAGAATTACCTATTGTATTACAGGTTAGAACTGTTGAGACTGGATTGCCTTCAACTAAAGTATTACCATTTAGTGTTGTCGTTGTAGATCCAGCCGACGTAAATGTATCAGAGGATGCATCAGTACCAACCACCTTTACATTTGATTCTCCAGTTTATCTGCAAGGTGAAACACGATATGCTCTAGTTTTAATATCAGCTTCAGAAAATTATAACGCTTGGATATCAAGAATGGGTGAGATAGATATATCTACAGTTGGATTAGCAGATAATCAACAAGTGGTTATTAGTCAACAACCTTCTTTAGGATCTCTATTTAAATCTCAAAACGGTGTAACTTGGGATCCAAGTCAATTTGAAGACTTGAAGTTCACAATTCGTAAAGCTGTGTTTAATATGAACGCAGGCACATCTAGATTCTATAGTCCAGAGTTATCTTTTGGAAATGATCAAATAATTACATTACCAGATAATTCAATTCAATCTTTATCAAGAAAGGCAGTTATTGGATTAGGAGCAACGATAGGTGGTGATACATCTCCAGTTGCAGCTGGATTAGTTCCTGGCGTCACAATTTCTCAATTTGGAAATCTAAACGCATCTGCAACTTTGACTGATATTACTGGTATCGCAACAGTCATGGATACAAGTGGAAGTGGTCATCATGATGTAACTATCATAAATCCTGGCGCTGGTTATGAACCATCTAATGATATTAAGACATATTCAGATATTCCAATGGTCACTTTAACTGGAGAGGGAAGTGGAATTATTGGAAATGTAACTGTTGTAAATGGCGCAATCGGTGTTGTTACATTTTCAAATGGTGGTAAAAATTATGCGGTTGGTGACACTCTTGGAATTGGAACATTAGGAACTGGAAATGCAAGTGCTGGTAGTGGTGCTGTTTTATCAGTTGGATTAGTAACTTCATTTAATAGTATCAGAGTTGATAACATTCAAGGTTCATTTAACACAGGTATTGGAACAGTTGGATTTAATAATGGATCTCAAGTTCTTGGATTAGACGGAACAACCGTAGGAAGTGCTGTAACAATTTCAACAATTGATATTGATCCAAATAATGATGGATTGCACTTTAAAGTTGATCATCGAGCTCATGGATTACACTCATTTAATAATCTAGTTAAGATTAATGGAGTTACATCTGACGTTCCATTAACAAAACTCACTGCTGATTATCCAACTGATTCTCTATCAGATATTCCTGTAACCTCATCATCTAATTTTGCAACATTTGAAGGTGTGGGTGTTGGAACAACAAATCATGGTTATGCAATTATTGGTGATGAAATTATATCTTACACTGGTGTTGCTGATGGATCAATAACAGGTATCACAACTAGAGGTATTGATGGTACGGTTAAATCAAGTTATTCAACTGGCGATAATATTAGAAAATATGAATTCTCTGGAGTTTCTCTCCGAAGAATTAATAAAACACATGATATGAATAGCCCATCAGCAACTATTTCAAATCCAAAAGATTTAGATTTTTATCATATCAAACTTGATATGAATAGTAATGGTGAGGATAGAGACGGTGGATCATTACCAAATCGTTTCTTCTCAACAACAAAACGTGGTGGTGGAGCAAACATAACCGCATCACAAAATGTTCAGTTTGAAACAATTACACCAATTGTTCAAACCATGACACCTAATGGAACTGCTCTCGGTAGTAGAGTTAGGACAACTTCTGCAACAAGTATTAATGGTGATGAAACATCATTTGTTGATCAGGGATTTGAATCAATTTCGATTGATGAACAAAATCATTTTGAAACTCCTCGAATGATTGCATCTAAAGTTAATGAAGATCGTCAATTAACTAATCTACCTGGCAATAAATCATTAACACTCGAAGCAATATTGGTAACTAATGATCCAAACGTATCACCTGTAATTGATTTAGATAGAGTTGCTATGGTATTGACCTCAAATCGATTAAATAGTCCAGTCTCAAACTTTGCAAGTGATTCTAGAGTTAATAAAACTGGACAGGATCCTGTAGCATCATCCTATGTTTCCAAACTTGTGAGATTAGATAATCCAGCGACGAATCTTACAGTTCAATTCGCCTCTTATCGAAGACATGAATCTGATATTCGTGTATTATTTAAGACAATTGCTGAAGGATCAACTGAGAATAGTATTGATAAAGACTTTGAGCTATTCCCTGGCTTTGATAACATTAATCAGTTCGGTAACATCATTAACGTATCAAACAATAATGGAAAACCTGATGATAAAGTAACACCTTCAGTTGGTTTGGAGTTTAAAGATTATACATTCTCAATTGATGATTTACCACCATTTACTAAATTCCAAATTAAAATTGATATGGTGGGAACAAATCAGGCACAACCACCACTTATCAAAGAACTTAGAGCAATCGCCTTAGCATAATATGAGTAAATACATTCCAGTTGAAGGTAAATTTGGTCTCTATCGAGATGAAGATTCAACAGCAATTGTCAATCGCGACAAAAAATCTTATCTTTCGTATATGCAAAAAAAGAAAATTATGGAAAATAAGAATAGTGAGTTAGATCAAATGAAAAAAGATCTTGATAATGTAAAGGGTGAACTAGGTGAAATTAAGGGTCTTTTATCTAGTCTCGTTCAAAAACTAAATAATTAGAAAAATGGCACAACAGGTAATCACATTTGATCCAGATGTTGCTGTTCCAATGGGTGTAAATTTGACCATATTTTCTGGTGCTGATTTTAACACTACTTTTACAATCAAAACCTCGGCTGGTTCAAGTATAAATTTTACTAACTATACTGGATCAAGCAATATGAAAAAATCCGTGATAGGAACTGCAAATACTTTTGGTGTAACACTCGGAGATACAGATGGAAAGGTCACATTATCAATGGGTTCTACAACCACCAGAAGTTTAGCTGAGGGTAGATATCTATATGATGTCAATGTGAGTTCTGGTTCCACTTTCTTTAAAATTATAGAAGGCAACGTGCTTGTCAGATCAGGTATTTCAACTTAGGGGTGAAGAATGGCTCAACCAAGTTCAAGACAAGGTTTAATAGATTACGCAAAGAGACAGCTTGGTTTTCCTGTCTTAGAAATTAATGTCGCAGATGAACAATTTTCAGATCTGTTAGATGATGCTGTTCAGGTGTATCAGGAGAGACATTATGATGGTATCACAAGAATGTATTTAAAATATAAGATTACACAAGATGATATTGATAGAGGTCAGGCGAGAGGAGGGAATACAACTTTAGGAATTACAACAACGACTGCAACATCAACAGTTGGTTTATCCACATCTTTTGATCTTGAGGAAAATTCAAATTATATTCAGATGCCTCCATCTGTAATCGGAGTAAATCAAATATTTAAAATTAGATCAGACACAGTTTATGATGGTCTCTTTAATATTCGATATCAATTATTTTTAAATGATCTATATGCTTTCGGATCTGTTGATCTTCTACAGTATTCAATGGTTCAAACTTATCTTGAGGATATTAGTTTCTTATTAAATCCAGATATGAGATATCGATTTAATATTCGTCAAGATCGTTTATATATTGATGCTGATTTCGGTGTTTTAAATAAGGATGATTTCTTTGTGATTGATTGTTTTAGAATTTTAGATCCAAATGATTTTACAAGAGTGTATAATGATCCATTCTTGAAAAGATATTTTACTGCATTATGCAAAAAACAATGGGGACAAAATTTAATTAAATTCCAAGGAGTTCAATTACCTGGCGGTATTCAACTCAATGGTCGTCAAATTTACGATGATGGTGTTCGAGAGTTAGATGAACTTAGAGCTAAGATGTCTAGTGATTATGAAATGCCTCCATTAGATATGATTGGATAATGTTAAATCCGTTTTTCCTACAGGGTTCTGAATCGGAACAAGGCTTAGTACAAGACTTAATTAACGAACAATTAAGAATGTACGGACAGGAGTGTCATTACATTCCTCGAAAACTTGTTACATCAAGAACAATTATGAGAGAGGTGACTGAATCAAGATTTGATCAGGCATTTCCTCTTGAAGCATATCTTATGAATGTTGATGGATATGCTGGTCAGGGTGATATATTAACAAAATTTGGAATTCGAGTTACCACCGAGGCGACTTTTGTAATTTCAAGAGAAAGATTTGAGGAATCAATCGCACCTTTCCTAGAACAACAGGAGGATGATTATGAGGTGTCAAATCGACCAAGAGAGGGTGATTTGATATTTGCACCTCTTGGTAAAAAATTATTTGAGATTAAGTATGTTGAATTTGAGAAACCAAATTATCAGTTAAGAAAAAATTATACATATCAACTTACATGTGAAGTATTTGAATATGAGGATGAGGTCATTGATACAAATGTTGAAAAAATTGATAAGGTTGTACAGACAGATGGTTACTCTGCAAGATTAATTCTTGCTGGTATCGGTAGTACTGCAACTGCAAACACCACCTTAGCATTTGGTGCGGTTCAACAAATTTTCCTACAGAATGACGGATTTGGATATGCGGCTGCACCCACAATTGGAATCACCACATCAACGGGAACGGATGCAACAGCTGTTGCAATTATGACAGAGAGATCTGGTATTGCAACCGCCAAATCTATTGACAGAATTCTTTTAATCAATCCTGGCAGTGGATACATCGGAATACCCACTGTAACCGTGCCAGGCACTGGTATAGCAACCG